ATGCATTTATTGCCGCCGTGACCCGACCGATGTACCGCAGCTGGTTGCAGATGGCGATCACCGCGGGCGTGATTGACGTTCCGCCCGATGTGGACATGTCGACGTTGTTTAATGCGGTCTACAGCGGGCCGGTGATGCCGTGGATTGACCCGATGAAAGAGGCCAACTCCTGGCGCGTGCTGTTACGCGGCGGTGCTGCAACGGAAGGGGACTGGGTCAGGGCGCGCGGCGCGAATCCGGGCGATGTAAAACGCCGCCGCAAGGCGGAAGTCGACGAAAACAAAACGTTAGGTCTGGTCTTCGACACGGACCCGGCAAACGATAAAGGGGAAGCCAGTGCGAAAGAATCGAAGAAATAAACTGGGTGTGTCACCCAAGGCCTCCGCGGGGGACAAAAGCTGGTTCCGCATGAAGGCCAGCGGCGACAAGACTGCTGACATTTATATTTATGACGAGATTGGTTACTGGGGCGTGACCGCCCGCCAGTTCGCCAGCAGCATGAAAGCGCTGGGCGATCTGGACCATATCAATCTGCATATCCACTCGCCGGGCGGCGATGTCTTTGACGGCATTGCCATTTACAACCTGCTTAACAGCCATACGGCGAGCAAAACCGTGTATATCGACGGTCTTGCCGCCTCAATGGCCTCGGTGATTGCCATGGTGGGCAATCCCATCATCATGCCTGAAAACGCCATGATGATGATCCACAAGCCCTGGGGGATCACCGGCGGCGATGCCAACGACATGCGCGACTATGCTGACCTGCTGGACAAGGTCGAGGCCGTGCTGATCCCGTCCTATGCCAAAAAAACGGGCAAAACCCCTGACGAACTTGCCCTGATGCTGGGTGAGGAAACGTGGATGACCGCGCAGGAGTGCCTTGAGCACGGTTTTGCTGACCAGATTTCTACCGCGGTGCAGGCAATGGCCCGCATTAATTCAAAACGTATCGAGGAATTCGACGCTATGCCAAACGCACTGAAAAACATGATCACCAAGCCGAAAGCGACGACTCAGAATCAGCCGGAACCGCAGAATCCACCTGTTGCGCCTGTTGTTCCTGGCCCCGCAGCGCTGGATGAAAACACCATCCGCAATCAGGTCATTGCCGCGCAGAAACAGCGCGTCACGGGGATCAAAGACCTGTTCGCGATGTTTGGCGGCCGCCATCAGGAATTACAGGCGTCATGCATTGAAGATATCGACTGCACGGTCGATCAGGCCAAGGACAAGCTGCTGGTGATGCTGGGGAAAAATGCCAGCCCGTCCAATAAAAACGGCAACAATGCACACATTCACGCCGGCAACGGGAATTTCACCGGCGACGGTATCCGCCAGGCGCTGATGGCGCGCGCAGGCTACGAAGACCGGCAGAATGACAACGTGTATAACGGCATGACCCTGCGCGAATATGCGCGCATGTCGCTGACCGAGCGCGGGGTCGGCGTTGCGGCTTATAACCCGATGCAGATGGTGGGGCTGGCGATGACCCACACCACCTCTGATTTTGGCAATATTCTGCTGGATGTGGCGAACAAATCTCTGCTGCAAGGCTGGGAAGAGTCACAGGAGACCTTTGAAGCCTGGACGAAGAAAGGGCAGCTCTCTGACTTTAAAACGGCGCACCGCGTCGGGCTGGGCGGCTTCCCGTCGCTGCGTAAGGTACGCGAAGGGGCGGAATACAAATACGTCACGACCACCGATAACAGCGAGACCATTGCGCTGGCCACCTACGGTGAAATTTTCTCCATTACCCGTCAGGCCATCATCAACGACGATCTGAACCAGCTGACCGACGTGCCGATGAAAATGGGCCGCGCCGCGAAAGCCACCATCGGCGATCTGGTGTATGCCGTGCTGACCGGCAACCCGAAATTGTCAGACGGTAAGGCGTTGTTCAGCAGCGATCATAAAAACCTGGCAACCGGTGCCATTGACGTCACGAATCTGGATGCGGGCCGCCAACTGATGCGCGTTCAGAAAGAGCCAACCACCGGCCGCACCCTGAATATCCGCCCGGCGTTCCTGCTGGTGCCAACCGCCCTCGAAACCGTGGCAAACCAGACCATCAAATCTGCCAGCGTGAAAGGCGCCGACGTTAACGCCGGTATCATCAACCCGATCCAGAACTTTGCGACGGTGATCGGTGAACCACGTCTGGACGATAACAGTGCCAAGTCCTGGTACCTGGCCGCTGCACAGGGTATGGACACCATCGAGGTGGCTTATCTCAACGGTGTCGAGCTGCCTTACATCGATCAGCAGGAGGGGTTCAGTTCTGACGGTATTGCGACGAAAGTGCGCATTGATGCCGGTGTTGCGCCGCTCGATTACCGCGGTCTGGTGAAATCTTCCGGCCAGTAATCCTCCTCCCGCGTTGCCCGAATGCCCGTAAGGGCTTTTTTTATACCTAAAATTCGCCCCCTTCCGGGGCGTCTGGAGTTTTTCAATGGCTAAGAATTTTGTACAGGAAGGTCAGACGATTTCCATTACCAACACCGGCGCTGCCGTGATCGAGAGCGGCGACCCCGTGGTACTGGGTTCCCTGCTGGTTGTCTCTCTGGTGGATATTGCCCCGAATGAAACCGGCACGGGGATGGCCGAAGGGGTATTCCTGCTGCCGAAAGTCTCCGCCGATGCGATCCCCGCCGGCACAAAAGTGTATATCGCGGACGGTGAAATCCAGCTGGCGTCTGCGGATGCCGTGGCCGCCGGCATTGCCTGGGAAGCTGCCGCCGCGGGTAGCACCGTCGTTGAAGTGAAAATCAATGGCTAACGCCTTTGATGCGTTGGCCGCGCGGATGGATGCGGTAACGACCGCGCGGTTTGGGCGGGAGGTGGTGATTAATGGCACCGTGTTCACCGGTGTTGAAAGCCATTTTCTGCCCGAGATGGGGCCGGTGAGCGGCGATGGCCTGTCTGTTGTGGTTTTTTCTCCCGGTTACCGGCCGCACCGTAACGATCAGGTGGTTTATCAGGGAGAAAGTTACATTGTCACCCGTCATCAGATGTTTAACGGGAAGCCACAAATCTGGCTGGAGTAAGGGGAGGGAATATGACCATCAAAGGGCTGGAACAGGCCATCGCCAATATGAACAGTATCAGTTCGACGGCCGTTCCCCGCGCCTCGGCGCAGGCGGTTAACCGGGTGGCGGGGCGGGCCATCAGTCGCAGCAGCAGCACGGTGTCGAAGGAAACCAAGGTGCCGAGAAAGCTGGTCATGCAGCGTGCAAAACTGAAAAAGGCCACGATAAACCGGCCGGTTGCCACGTTAAAAATCAACCGGGGTAATTTACCGGCCATCAAGCTGGGCGCGGCGCAAATGCGTGTTTCACGCCGTCAGGGCAACCTACGCGGGCAGGGCAGCGTACTCAAAATAGGCCGCTTTACCTTTCGGAATGCGTTTATTCAGCAACTGGCTAACGGCCGGTGGCATGTGCTCCAGCGTTCCGGGAAAAGCCGGTACCCGATTGAGGTCGTGAAGATACCGTTAACCACCCCACTTACGGAAGCGTATACCGCAGAAACTCACCGTCTGATGCAAAGCGATATGCCGAAGGAAATGGCTTCCGCCCTGAAAAATCAACTGAGGCTGATCATTAAACGATGATAAAGCACCCCAAAATCCGTAAAGCCGTGCTGGATGCGCTGAAACTTTCGGTGACCGACCCTTCCGTCACCTGGTATGACGGCCGCCCGAGTTTTCTGACCGCTGAAGACCTGCCCGCCGTTGCCGTCTACCTGTCCGGTGCTGAACCCACGGGGGAAACCCTTGATGAAGATGAGTGGCGGGCGACGCTTCACGTGGAGGTATTTCTCAAGGCGGTGAGTCCTGATACCGATCTCGACCTGTGGATGGAACAAAACATTTACCCCGTTGTGGGTGACATTCCGGCGCTTTCAGACCTTATCGAAAACATCACGCCCGAAGGCTATGACTATCAGCGCGATGATGAAATGTCGACGTGGGGCTCCGCTGACCTGCGTTACACCCTGACTTACTTAATGTGAGGAATTTATGACCACACAACTCGAACCGACCAAAGGCGCGGGCACCACACTCTGGATTTACACCGGCAGCGGCGATCCCTACGCCAATCCGCTATCGGATCAGGACTGGACCCGGCTGGCGAAAATCAAGGAGCTGACGCCGGGAGAAATGACGGCGGAATCCTATGACGACACGTACCTCGATGACGCCGACGCCGACTGGAACGGCACGGCGC